CATGATCCTCCTCCTTGATTGTTAGATCCCGAAAATGACCCAGTAATTCCTAATGTATTTATACCAGTAGTCCATGCTCCACTCCCAGAAGTTAACCTCCAATCCCATGAACAACCATTTACTGTTAAGGGATCAGATAAATATTCCCCTGACCCCATATTCCAATTTTGTCCTACAGCATTTACTAAGACAGTAGAAGTAGAAGTTAATCCTCTAGCATTAGCTGAATATATTCTTAAAAAAGATTTAGTTGTAGATCCACTAGCTATTACGTCAATAACATTTAAAATTTCATCTAAATCAAATTGAACTAATAATCTAGATGTTTGGGGATTAGCTCCGTCCTTTTGAGCTGGATTTCCTATTTTAAAATCCGTAGTGGTCTCTATAATAGAATCCAATCCCGTATTCATAGCTTGATAACCTGAATATAGGGTTGCATCTTTAGTTGGAAATAATTTATATACAGCCATTATTGGTTATTAATTTGGTCTAAGTAAGTATTTTCGGGTGTGTATTGTTGATTAAATAATTCTGCTGGTTTACCTGTAGTAGGAAAATGTCCTGAAATATTAGTTGAACCCAATGTCGTAGCAGGATATTGGGTTGGATCAAGATTTGGATTAGTGGGAGGTATTAAAGATGTATCATCAGGGGTTGCAGTTGTTAATTTATTTTCTAGGGGACTAGAATTTTTAGTAACAGGTGCATTACCTTCAGTATAGGTATTTAGGGGTGTATTAGGGTGTATTCCAGGTATACCATTAATGGGACCCCCTAAGGGTGATGAGTTTTCTAGATCTAGATTAGTTTTATTAAATGAAAATTCTAAAGCCATAATTTATTTTTATAAAGGTACTACTCTACCCCTAATATCATCATTAGGGAATTTTACTTCAAAAATCATAGGGTCTATAGAAGGATAAATTACCCTATTAATGGTGGCTCCGTCTATGTCATATGCAAATTCACTATAATTGCCCCCAGTTTTATTTAAAACTTTAATATCTTTTACTGTTTGTACTCCATCTACCCCATCTAATATAGGAAATAAATCCGATAAAATTATGGGTTCATTTATTTGTATAGTATCTGTTCTAAAGTATAATTGTAATTGGTTAACACAATTAGTTAAAACATCATTATTATTAAATCCAGGACGAACTATAATTTCAAAATCAACTCCTATATTAATAATGAATGCATCTTTAATATTAACACTATCATTTATCATTCTATGTTCAGAAAGATATGTTCTTAAATTCTGTTTTAAAGTATTAGAGGAAGTTTTTAATTTTCCGTTAACATCAAAAGTTAAAATATATAAATCTAAAATAGCGGGGATTTCTCCAGGGTTAGTTTCACCTATTAAAGTAGGTATAGCATATGCTTTAGATATAGTACCAAAATCAGAGGGCATAGAAAGTGCTCGTACTAAATAATCGTCTGACGTTACATTTCTCAATTGTGTAGGAAACTGCCCTAATGTATTAATTTTAATTTCATCTATAGTATCTCCATTTCCGCCTCCATCAGCTCCTATTGGGTTAGTTACCGCAATGGAAGAAAATATTGTATTAGCTAAAGAGTTATTACTAATGGAACTATTGACAAATCTTATACCAGATGTAGAAGATATTCTATTAATTGTACCGGCATCTACATTAGACTTTATACCACCCCCAGTTAAATATCTTATAGTTAATCTTGTGTTTGATGGTGCTATTCCATACGTATTAGTTAGTGTATAATTAAGTGGAGAAAAAGCAGTAGTTAATTTATTTTGTTTAAATGGTAAACCTAAACCTACATTATTGGGATTAGGAGTAATTTCTTCACTATTATCATTAGTAGTTCCTGCTCCAAATTGTAATTCTAAATTATTAGGATTAATAAATCTAGAAACAAATCTTCTTTGAACCTGTTTTGTTTTTAATAAAAATGGTGCATCTAAATCGCTTACATTAAAATATGGATTATTAGGGTTAGTATTTTTTATAGGGTTAAATATTAAATCTTGCGATAAATTATCCACCTCATAATACTGGTTACCATCAGAATCAAAAACATCCAAAATACCTATAATATTATTAGCAGTTATAGTTCTAGTAGAAAATTTAATAGGTGAACCAAAAGTAAAGTCTATTGTAGAAATAGTAGCAGAAATGGCTTTTCTAGTCTTTTTTAGTAAGTAAAAATCAGGTGAATTTCCAGTAAGTTTATATAAAGTAATTTCTGTAGGATCCAAAGAGGAAGAGACTGTAAAATCTATAGAATCTTGCATTAGAAAATTAACTCCATTAGTAGTAGTTAAACCTGTGTTTTCGGGTATTTTTAATGCAAAATCAAAATCAGGAGCAAAATTACCTCCTACTACTTTGGAAGGGATTTGCTGAAATACATCTATATCAACTGTTGAAGCTTGAGTAACTCTAGGTCTATAACCTAGAGTATAAGCCATGTTAAAAATATTATCTGTCTGCCTAGCATTAGTTAAAAAAGTTTCTTGGATCTGATTATCTAAATAAAAAGATAATACGTCTCCCACATAAGCTGCCATTTCAATAAATAACACCCCAGTAGAAGTAGGGGTAAAATCATTAAAAGTAGATGGAAAATAAGTTTTTGAATAATCTAATAATGATTGTCTTATACTACTAAAATCCCTATTTAAATATTTTATGTCTCTAGATATCCTGGCCATTTAATTCTAAGTTTATGGTATCAGTTAAATTAGTACCTCTAACAGAAAAAATTATATTAATTATAACTTGATTATTATCCCTTCCACTAAGTACTCGTACATTTTTAATGTTTATTTGGGGAAAATATAAATCAGCAGCATTTCGAACTGCATTATCCAAAGAATCTATTAAATTTTCTTCTGTTTGTTCAAATAGAAAAGTTCTTAAATTAGCACCAAAATTAGGATTTAAGGGTCTTTCACCGTGATTAGTCAATAAAAAATTAATAAAATTAAATTTAACTTGTTCTTCTGAGCTAAAGGTAGTATTAAACCCACCTGCAGGACCATTAAATGGTAGGCCCACTCCTACCCCAACTCCAAGATCCGGGGTGTTATTAGTTTGACCATTTTGTGGTATAATTCTAGCCATTTTATTTACCTTGTAATAATGCTCCTATTTGATCCATGCTAACTTGTCCAGAAGGTAAAGTACCATTAGCTGAATCCATACCTGGTTTTGGGATAAAATTACCTTGAAGATTACTAGTAGTCATAGTTTGAGCAGTTTCGCCTAAAATATCTCTATATGAGCTTCTAAGATTTTCTTTAACTTCAGTTTGTTGAGGAGTAAAAGTTTTATTTTCATTTAATGAAGGATAAGATTTACCTTTTACTGCTTCTAATAAAATTTCTTTTAATTCCTCATGTATAACTTCGCGAGTAGCTTCTTTAATAATTTCTTTAAGTCTTTCTACTTTCATTTTTTTCTGTTAGTTTATTATAAATACTAAAAATAATAATTTTATTACTCTTTTTTACGTTTTCTATTTTTTCTTCTTTCCCGTGCTTCTTTTTTTCTATCCTTTCTATCCTGTTTCTTATCCTGTCTAGCTTCTTTTCTAGTTAATTCACCCGATTTTCTTTGTTTTCTTCTTTCATTTCTATCTTTTTTACGATCCTTACGTTTTTCTTTTCTAATTTCTTTTTTAGTGAATCTCTCTTCGGGGGTAAGATCTTCTATACTTATTTCATCTATTACTTCATTTATATCAACTTCATCTACTTCCACATTAATATCTAGAGGATCAACTAAATCCTCATTTATAGTTTCGGGAACTTCGGGTAGTTCGTCTAAAATGGGATTAGTAATAAAAACTAAATTATAATTATCTATTTTAAATTCTATTTCATTTATTAATACATTTGGGGTAGTTACAAATGAATAATCCGTAGCTAATTTTTGACTAGGGAATTCTTTATTAGTAGCTACTATTCTTTTTTTAGGAACTGAAGAATCATCATTTAAAAATTGAACTTCGAGTTTAAAATCTTTATATTCTATAGGATTATTAGAATTAGGTTGAAGTCTACTAAGTAAATCTTCATTATTAGAAGTATTTTCTTCTTTAGATGATGAATCTCCTAAATCATTTAATAAACCCTCAAATCTTTCATCTATTTTAGCTATATCTTCCTCTGGCTGGACTATAGTTAAAATAAATTTAATTACATCTAAAAATGACTCTATAATATCTTTTAACCTTACAGTTAACTCCAAAATTTCATCTATCTTTACTTTTATATTTTCTGAACTATCTTCTATTAATTGACTACCACCTGCTACTTTTTGGGATATATTCTTTAAAGTATCTAGAGTATCAGATAAAGTAGTAATAATATTTAAAGGTAAACCTACACCTATGGGTGCACCCGTTGGTATAGGTAATCTTTTTATAGTATTTTGTGCTATATTAATAGTATTAGAGGCAGTATTTAGGATTTGTCCTGTATTTCCTAATAATTGTAGTGTTTTTTTAGTATTATTAAGTAAGTCTTCTAATGAAATAATTCCTTCTAAGGAGGTGGAAAGGGTTTCTTCAAACTCCCTTACACTGTTTTCAATATCTTCTTTTTGTTCCTCAGAAAGATTAGATTCTTCGGCTATACGTTTTAGAGTTTCTTCGTCTTCTAAGGGAGAAGTATCTGGTGGGTTTCCATTTGCTATATCCTCTACATCTAATTCTATGGGAATTTCAAAAGGTATTTTATTTACGACTAAGTCTACTCCTTTTTGAGCTATATTAAGAATTTGTTTTTCTGCAAAAGTAGATATTTTATTTACATTATCCCTAGCCGTCTTTAATAATAATAATATGAAGCCACTGAAACTCATTATTTTGTAAATGTTGTTTTAGATTTATAGTTTTCTATATTATTAATAATTTTTTGTGCAGAACTTTTTACTTGCGCCCCAAGTGGAGGTAATCCAGCATTAACTGCAAAGGGGACACCACTACCTATTGGGGTTATTTCTATAGCAGAACCTAGTGCTATAAGGGAATTAGCTAGATTTTGTAAATCTTCTAAAAAAGTATCACCTAAAACTAAAGGTTCAACCACATCTAAATCTATACTTCCTAACAATATATCTGATTCGGCTCCTACTACTACTGCTACTCCTTCTTGGGCATCAATATTTACAGTTTCAACTGCATTTAAATTTATAGAATCCGCAGATGTGAGTAATATATCATCAGATTTGGCATTAAATAAAATTCTACCTGAATTTAATATAATTTGCTCACCACTATATTCTTCTGGAAGAATGGGTTCTAAACCTTCTATAAAAGAATTATAATTTTTAGATGCTACATTAATAGGAATTTTTTGAGTAGAAGTTAAATAAATACTAGATTGTTCCTCATTAATATTTTCTACTTGGGGTATCCAAGGATCTCTACCATCATCATATTGATTATTTCTTAAAATAGTAATGGGATCCCCATTAGTTCCAGTTGAAGACCATGGGTTAAAAATAGACGAATTATTTACAGTGGACCCAAATCTTAAACTTTGCCCCCACCTACCTTCATGAATTATATCTCCCTCAAAAGATTGTAAAGGTTTTATATTAGATCTTTCAATAAAAGTTTTTCCTAAATTTATCTCAGTTCCCCCATCCTTTATTCTTCTTACTACTCCTCCTTCTGACAGTTGATAATCTCTTTTTTGATACTCGGGGATATCATCACCATTATAAGGACTAGGTACGCCATTATGATGATTACTATTCCAAACATTTAAAGGAGGGAAATAATAAAAAATAGTTCCTTGGGTGTCCGTTTCTATACTAGAGTTGGGTAAAGAGTATACATAAATTATTTCATTTTTTAAGGGAAAACTTTTAAAATATGGATTTATAGGTAATGCAAAGGAAGCATTTTCTATAGAATTAGGAACAGCAGTTCCAATTTGTGTAAAAAAAACTCCACCTATTGCATTCCACTCACCCTTTTCTTTAAATAACTCGGGATTATCAGTTTCATTTATAATAATGTCCAATACACGTGCTGGAGTTATAGTAAAAGGAGAAGCACTAGTATTAGTAGTTCTCCTAATATTGGATAAACCTGTTATTTCCTTAGGCATATTATTCTTTTAATTCAGGAAAAGCACCTTGTAATCCTTCAAGTAATTGATTTTTTTCCTCCTCTGATAGTCCTAATTCATCTCCACCTCCAGTAGCCTGTAAGGTTCTTTGAACTATACCAGCCATTTTAATAAGTTGTTCATTATTTTTAACACTTATCTCTAAATATTCTTTAATTAATGGAACTATTAAAGTAGCGTCACCTATTTCTTGTACTAATGGTTTTAGTTCTTTTATTAAAGCCGTTACTTGTGTATTTTTCTCTTGTTGTAATTCATATATCTCTTCTAAAAGATCAGAGAATTTTTTATCTTTAAAAATGATAGAATCTAATAGTCCCATTTTTCTTATAAATATATAAGAAGTTAAATGTTATTAAAAACCACCCATTTTATTAAATTGACCATATTTTTCCTCAAATATAGAATATAATACTTTAGCATTTTTAGTTATTTGAGGGGTTTTAACATCCATCATTTCTCTTATGTAAATGTAAAGAGCTTTTTTATTAAAAATGTCTATATTATCTCTTTTTCTAAATAACTCTAAAATACAATCTGCAACCTTAGCATCTTCATGTTTTGGAAAAAATTCATTTAAATTATCCATACAATAATTAATATAATAATCCATAAATAAAGATAATCTATCCTTTTCTGTAAATTTAGAAAAAGTTAAATCTCCCCATTCAAAATCTTCTTCATATGATAACTGAGGTATAGATAAAATTGAATTACTACTTTCACTATTATTAATATCATCACTAGTATTAAGTGATAAATTATTTATAAGTTTTTTATAATTTTTTTCGTTGTAAACTATAAGATATCTTTTTACTATAGTACCAAAATAAGAATAAGCCTTAGCACCCTTAGAAGGATCAAATAAATGGATTTTAGAAAGAAGAAAAGTAATTATTTCATGTTGTAAATCCTCTAAATCTTCCACATCGGTATTGTAAAATTTAAAGGTATGTATTATGTTTTCTGTTAATTTATAAAAGGGCCAATGTATATAGCCCTCATAAATGTCACTTCTTTCTTTAAAGTTAGTACTTTTATTATATCTAACTATAGCATCTTCTGTTTCTTTAGTAAAATATCTTCTCTTTTGTTTTTGTGCTTTATGTTTTGCTATTATCCGGTCCATTTTCCTCCAGGTTTTTAATATTAAATTCATTAAGAATTTTTTGTAATTCCATAACCTGATTAAAGAAAAAACCTATTTCATCATCTGACTTAAAAGAACCTTTATAATCTAACTTTTTTAATTTTTCATCCGTTAATTCTATAACCTGAGAAAATCTTTCTAAATAACCCAAATAACCAAGGATAATATCCTCTGCTATTTCATTTTTACGTAATAAATTACGAGTAACATATATTAAAATACCACTTAATAATGTTAATAAACTAATTAATATCCAACTTATCATAAACTATCTAACATATTTTTTAAACCCGAACTACTAACAGATGATAAAGCTTTTTTCTTAGCTGAGTTAGTAGATTTAGAAGGTAAAGGTGAGGTTTGTGTTGTAAATTTAGGTAGCCATTCTTTTTCAAATTCTATTCTAGCCGCCATTAAATCAGCTTGGTGTAAGATATAAGGTAAACTAGTACGTGGTTTTTGTTCTGGCATGAATGCTTTTAAATATTTAGTATTAGCATCATCATATAAACCATCATGAGTTTGAATAGCCAACATTTCATTAAATGTATAAGTAACTCCATGAGATTGTAACATAAATAAACTCCTATCAGGTACCGATGAAAATGGAACTTCCTTATTAAACATATAATCCTCACCTAATTTTTCACGTCTCCATTTATCAGTCTGGGGGATATATGAAGCATTATTTTCATCACCCATCTTACCTAGATCATGATTAATAGCAGAGAATACTAGTTCTTCTATAGTAAATGTAGATCTATCCATTTCAAATTCACACCACACATCATAAATTTTAAGTGATGCCGCAACAACACGATTTACATGTTCAACGTAACCACCCGGAAATGAATTATGATATTCCTTTTTATGAGCTGCAGGCATGAGGGATATCCTTTCCTCATACTTTTTATAAAAATCCAATAATTTTTGTTGTCGCTCACCAGTAATATATTTTTCAATATTACCTAAAAATTCAATCCAATTAGACTGAATTTGTTCTGCTGTTAATTTCATTAAATTCTATTTAATTCATTACCCGAGAGTGGTTCCCGTTCTATCTGAGTAGAAATATCTTCTAGTACGTCGTTTATTTCACTAATAGCATTTTTAAGAGTTCTGGAATCTTGATTTATAGATACCATATGACTAATTCCTCCCAATTTAGCTTGTGCTTTTTGAATTTGATTTAAATAATAATTTCTATTTCTCATATTATATATTAAATGTTAAACACATCCCTATGAATGTGTTCTGAAGGTACGAAACTTCTTTGGGGGAATCACGTTTTTTGTGGGAGACTTTTACAAAAATCTAAAATATTTTTAAGAAGTAGGCACTTTTCATACTCTTCATAATTTTCAAAATATAAAACACATGTATTAAGTGTTTCTTTTAGTAAATCATCATTAAATTTAATAAGAGCATCTTTGTGTTCTTCATTATTTAAATCTATATTCAAAATATAATTATAAGCTCTATTATAGGCTATAAGTTTATAGGCTTCCTCCATCTCAGATATATCTAATTCAGCTTCATTAGACATATTAATTAAAAACTTTTTAGTAAAAGTATCACAGTTAGATATTAATTTTTTAAACATACCTAACCAATAAATAGGAGTACTTAAAAGATCGCTAAACGAAGTAATTTCAACTGTACTTCCATCTAATTCTTCATTATTAGAAAACAATGAAAATATTTTAGAAATATCTAGCATATTAATAAATATTAGGAGTGTAAAGCTGCTAACTCACCTTCTATGCCTGCTATTTCAGCACAAATTTTAGCATACTCTTGTTCTATATTAATTTTTTTTGGGTTATCGGGATGATACTTCCATAAGTCATCTTTCATACTAGCTAGATCAGCTAATTTATTTAATAAAAAAATGTGTTCTGTTACTTCCGTGGCCATAATTTATATTATTATAGTAAAATTACCAATTCCTTTTAATCTAATAGATCCATTACCTGTTTTGTCTGTTGGGGTAAAATTTATAGATGAACTACCTGGGGGAACTGCTACACCAAATTTAAATTGATTAGTAACTATATTTTTTTCATTTATATTAACAAAACTATTAAAACTACCTGTTACAAAATCAGTAGTACCATATGGTATAAACCCATTAGCATTTCTTCCAGTAATTTGTTCTTGAAAAAAATACCCCGAACTACTAGGATTTTGAAATTGGATAGTAATAGCACTATTACCTGAAGCAGTTACTGCTCCATTTCCACTTAATTGTACTGGGGTAAATGTAGGCATGTTTTTTTTATAAATATAGAAAAATACCCCCAATATAGGGGGTATTAATCTAATCAAATAATTAATTTACATACTCAAGTGCCATATTGAATAACTCTTGATTAACTTTTTGATTTTGAGCGAAGTTCTTAATTTTACGAACTTTACGGGTTTTAACTCCGTAATTATACTCAAACATTCCATGAATTACTTTTTCTTGAAGTAAATTAAATGTTGACCAAAGCGAACCATCAGCATCCTCATTACGAGTTGGTTCAAGCAATTCTTTATAATCAATAGTAATTGCTTTTAACTTATCCTCTGAAAAACGAGTTGAAACAGCTTTTTGGGCAAATTCAATTAATTGATCCTGATCCAATTTAATTTCTTTCATTTTATTCATTGAATCAACTGTTAATGGAAGTTGTTCCATAATACCATTAATAGTATTTTGTAATTCTTCAAAATTATAATGGATATGTCGAATTTTCATACTACCAAAATCTTCAGTAGAAATAACTAATCCATTAGAACAAACTAATC